AACAACCTTCTCCTGATCGACGAGATCAGCGGTGCACATGACACCGATGCTATGGCACAAGAAATACAACGCCGTGCTGATGGACGCCAGGTATACGTCTACCCTGACGCATCTGGCGGTAACAGAAGCACGAATGCCTCACGCACGGACATTCAGATCTTGGAGTCCTATGGGTTCAGTAATCAATCACCAAAAGCCAACCCTCCCGTACGTGATCGGGTGGCTTCTGTACAAGCTCTGTTGGAAAACGGAAAGGCCGAAGTCAGGTTGCAGGTCGCCGCAAATTGCAAACGAACAATTGAATGTTTAGAGCTTCAGTCGTACACAGAAGCAGGAGACCCAGACAAAGATGCGGGGTATGATCATATGAATGACGCTCTTGGTTATCTTGTCTACCGCGATTTCAGCATGATTCATGCTCGCGCTGGCCGAGGCACTGGCATCAGGCTTTACTAAACTGACGGCATTGGGCGGGACTTAACTGTGTATTCAGGCTTTTCTGGTGGTCGCCAACGAGTCGGCAGCGTCACTCAAGTCAATGACCCATCGACAGCTTGGGTCAATCAGGAACCGCATTGGGGATTGATTGAACATTTACTTGGCGGCACATACAAAATCAGAAAAGGCCACCGCAAGTTTTTACCGCAGGAGCCTAGAGAATTAGATGAAGCTTATGACAACAGGCTACAACGCTCAGTTCTTGCACCTTATTACGTCAGATTAGAGCGCATGTTGGCTGGCATGTTGACACGTAAACCGGTCAGGCTCGACGATGTTTCTGATCAAATCCGCGAACAATTATTTGACGTTGATCTGCAGGGAAATGATCTGCAGACATGGCTTTACAACACTTCCCGGACTTGCATCAGGTATGGGCATGTAGGCGTTCTTGTTGATGCGCCTGCCTCTGGCGAGAACGGCCGTCCTTACTACGTCACTTACAGCCCTCGCGACATATTGGGCTGGAGAGTTGAAATAGAAGATGGTACGCAAAAATTTACTCAGCTTCGTTTATACGAAAAAGTTGTTGTACCTGATGGTTTGTACGGAGAAAAGCAAGTCGAGCAGGTGCGTGTTTTAACTCCTGGCGCATTTGAGATCTTCCAAAAAGATCAAAAAGGTGACTTCCGTGTTGTTGATGAAGGCACAACAAGTTTGAGCGAAATCCCGTTCAGCGTTGCTTACTCCAATCGCACAGGCGTTTTGGAGTCGTTTCCGCCGTTAGCCGATATTGCTGAGCTGAACCTGCAGCACTATCAAGTGCAATCTGATCTTGGGAATCAACTGCACATCAGTGCAGTCCCGATGCTTGCGTTGTTTGGGTTCCCTGCAGCAGCAGAAGAAATTAGTGCAGGGCCAGGAGAAGCTTTAGCGCTACCTGAAGGTGCGTCTGCCAGCTACATCGAACCCGGTGGCAATAGCTATGACGCGCAGTTCCGCAGGCTTGACCAGATTGCATCACAAATCAATGAGCTGGGCCTTGCTGCTGTGATGGGTGCAAAGCTCAGCGCAGAAACTGCCGAGTCAAAACGAATTGATCGCAGCCAAGGTGACAGCACCATGATGGTTGTCGCGCAGCAAATGCAAGATTTGATCGACAACTGCTTGCGGTTCCATGCTGATTACCTGCAAGAGTCACAAGCTGGAAGCAGCCTGGTCAATCGTGACTTTATGGGCGCAAGACTTGAACCACAAGAGATTCAAGCGTTGTTGCAGCTTTACACCGCTGGCACGGTGACACAAGAGACGTTGCTGTTGCAGCTAGAGGCTGGGGAAGTCTTAGGAGACGACTTCGATGTAGAAGCAGAACTGGAAGCAACGCAGGCTGGCGGATTACTTGAAACACCGCAGCCAGTTCCTGAGCAGGAAGTCACAATGCCTGAAGGTGAACCGGAGGTAACCGATGGATTGGCTTGATAATTTGCGCAGGCCAAAGCCTGAACAACCATCGAGCCGGGACTTTTTTTATTCGCATGACAGGCTTGCCAATCAGTATTTTGCTGTCATTCGACTGACTTGGTATCTGGACGGCAAGATTTGCGCTGTTACCGAAAGCAGCATTGCGACTTATGACAAAGATGTCGTGGCGGAATTTACGTCAATCTTGGATAACGCTCTGAAGCTTGGCGCTGATGCTTCTGTTGTTTGCATTGAAGAAGCTCAAGCCCTTGGCATCTATGAAAAATGAGCACACCTGCCGAGCTTTACCGCAATGCCATCGACCTCAATCGATTTAGCAACGGTGTCGCGAAACGCATCGCTCGCACATACAACGATCTTATTTTGGATGCTGTTGATCAGTTGCGTGGGATTGATGAGTTGTCTGCGCCTAGTAAGGCTGCACGGCTTAGGGCCATTCTCGCGCAACTAAAAGAATCGCTAAATGGATGGGCCGGATCGAGCACAATTTTGGCCGTTGAAGAGCTGCAAGGGTTGGCACTTTTGCAGTCTGAATTTGTAGAAGAGCAGTTACGTAAAGCGTTGCCAATTGAATTACGGAATCAGATTCGCAGTGTGCAAATCAGCCCGCAGTTTGCGCAATCTGTTGCCACTGTTGACCCAACAGCGTTAAACGTTGTTTCGCTTAGTGATGACCTGCAAGCTGCTGTGACTGGAGCGCCTGCAACGTTCCAATTGACAGCAGCGCAAGGCACAACAATTACGTTGCCAAACGGCAAGGTGCTGGAAAAGTCGTTTCGTGGCTTGGCTGAATCACAGGCTGATCTTTTCGCAAAAACAGTGCGGAATGGATTATTAACCGGTGAATCGACTGACAAATTAGCGCGTCGTTTGAAGGGTCGTTTGCGGTTTGGTCAGCCGGGAAGTTTGCGGCAGATGGCGCAGGCTGGCGGTGAAGTGACAGCCGTGGCCAATCATCAAGTGATGGCGATGGTGCGTACCAGCATTAATCAGGTCGCAAACGCATCAAGCCAACAGGTATATGAGGCGAATCAGGATGTGACCAAGCGTTACCGGTACGTAGCGACGTTAGACAGTCGGACATCAGCAATCTGTCAGGCGTTAGATGGCCAAGAGTTTGACTACGGCAAGGGGCCAACACCACCGCAACATTTCAACTGCAGGTCAACGACTGTTCCGCTGATTGATTACAAGGGGCTTGGGATAACACCGCCAAAGCCTGGCAAGCGTAGAAGTTCTGATGGATTGGTCCCTGCCAATCAAACTTACGGGCAATGGCTGAGCAATCAAAGCAAAGCTGTAAAGGCCGATGTTCTTGGCCCTGAAAAAGTTCCGTACTTCAACCGCCTGGCGCGAAAATATGGGCCAACAAAGGCAATTCGCAAATTTGTCAGTGAAGACGGTTCGGAGTTAACCTTGGATCAGCTCAAGCGCCGTTACCCCAGTGGCAAAGCTTCATAGCAGATTTCAACTCACGCTTTCGGGCGAAGAGAAGAAAGCCAAACCTGCAGCTAAAAAAGCTGTGGCCAAGAAAACAGAAGTTAAGGAGGAGTCCTGATGCCTAGCTATTCCGGGCCAAAGAAGCCACAAAAGCCTGCTAAGAAAAAGAAAGGAGGCAAGAAAAAGTGAAAAAGGGTTCTCGCGTCAGCTGGGTTTACCAGGGCAAGCGGACCTTTGGCGTTGTTACCGGTAGCGGTGGCAAGCGTGCATCAGTCAAGGGGCCAAGTGGCGGAACAATTACTCGTGTCGGCACTGATGCTGATCCCATTGTGCGGATCAAATCAGAAAGCACGGGCAATCCTGTTTTAAAGCGACGCTCTCAACTGAAGGCGGCACCAAAAAGCAAATGACTATCGAGCGTGGTGGCCATACATTTGCTGGCTACGACAAGCCGATTAAGACGCCGAATCATTCGAGCGGCAAATCGCACGCCGTTGTGGTCAGCGTTAAAGGCAGCCCGAAGCTCATACGTTTTGGGATGCAGGGCGCAAAAACAAAGCGCCCGCGCAAGGGTGAATCAGCGGCGGACAAGGCAAAGCGTGCGTCTTTTAAAGCGCGTCATGCGAAGAATATCGCCAAAGGAAAAACAAGTGCCGCATATTGGGCGGACAAAGTAAAGTGGTGATGCAATTTAGCCTGTGGCTAATTCATGTCCGAAGAACAAACTGCTCCTGTGGAGCAATCTGTTGACAC